CAGGTTTCCAGGCTTGGAGTTACAGCAGCAGCTTTGATAGAGCTCCTCAAGATACTATTCACGCCCAGCGTAACGGATTAAAGAATGATGAAATACATCTCGTAGTCGTTGATGAAGATGGTCTAATTACAGGAACCAAAGGGTTTGTACTTGAGACTTTTGGTAGCCTGTCTATCAACCCTGCAGCAAAGAATACAGAAGGACAGTCAATTTACATCAAGGATGTAATTAACCAAAACTCTAACTTTATTCACGCTATAAACTTCGATAAAGAGTTACAGACAGCGGTAACAAATGCACAGCAGTCCAATGACTTCGGTACAGCCACAGCTGCAGCTAGAAATGTTAGCTTGCAAGCGGGTGCTAGCTCTACTAATATTACCACAGGTGATATTATGCAAGGCTATGATCTATTCGAAGATAAGGATCAGGTTGAGATTGACTTCTTAATCGCTCCATCTGCTAATGGATCAGCCGACCAAAAGCAAATTGTTAACGATCTTGTAGCTACAGCCCAAGGGTTGAGAAAGGATTGTATTGTTACAGCATCGCCAGCTAGAAACGACATCGTTGGTGTTTTGCAGGATGCAGATAAAGTAACAAATGCTATTTCAACAGCAAATGGTTTCACTAAATCATCATATCTTGTTATAGATAATAATTTCCTTAAAGTATATGATAAATTTAATGATAAGTATGTGTTTATACCAGCCGCTTCAACTACTGCGGGTATAATGGCAGCTACTGACTATAATAGAGCTCCATGGTTCTCACCTGCAGGTTCTAGAAGAGGTCAGTTACTGGGTATTACATCATTGGCTTATAGCCCAACCAAAGCACAAAGAGATTCTTTGTATAAGGCGTCTATTAACCCAATTGCAAATATACCTGGTCAAGGTGCTTTGCTATTTGGAGATAAGACAGCGCTAGGTTATCCATCAGCCTTCGACAGAATTAACGTTAGACGTTTATTCCTCGTACTCGAAAGAGCTATTGGAAGAGCAGCAGAACAAGTAATGTTTGAATTTAACGACGAGTTCACAAGAGCTGAATTTGTTAATATCGTTGAGCCTGTACTTAGAGAAGTACAAGGTAGAAGAGGTATTACAGACTTCAGAGTTGTATGTGACGCTACAAACAATACCGGTGCTGTCATTGATCGTAATGAATTTAAAGCTGACATCTTTATTAAGCCAGCACGTTCTATCAACTACGTAACTCTGAGTTTCGTAGCCGTTAGATCTGGTGTTGACTTTGAAGAAGTCGTAGGTATGGTTTAAGGGGATAAACAATGGCAATTTTAGGCGTAGATGACTTTAAGTCAAAACTAAGAGGTGGGGGTGCACGCCCTAATCTTTTTAAAGCAACAATTAATTATCCAGGTTATGCTGAAGGTAATCCTGAGCTTACAAGTTTCATGTGTGAAACAGCTCAGCTGCCAGGTTCAACTATGGGTACAATTATTGTTCCTTTTAGAGGCCGTCAGTTAAAGATGGCAGGTGATAGAACATTTGAGCCATGGACTGTACAGATTATCAACGATACAGATTTTGATATTCGTAACTCTATGGAAAGATGGATGAACGGTATTAATGCTCATTCAGCTAATACAGGTTTATCATCTCCGATTCTATATGAAGCGGATCTATTTGTTGAGCAGTTAGATAGAGAAGGCAACTCAATTAAGAAGTATACTTTCCGTGGAGCGTTTCCCACATTAGTAAGCCCTATCGATCTAGCATACAGTGCTAATGATGAAATTGAGAGATTCCAGGTAACCTTTGAATATCAATATTTCGAATCACAAGAGCCTAGCACTACTACATAACAGTAACGTAAGGGTATTGTGATATGTCTTTAGCAGCAAATTTAGCTAAATTTGTGTGTAATATTGATTCAGACGGATTAATACCAGGTATGGGGGGAGGCACTATCGTTAATAGTGTTGACCTCCTACCTCTTAATGCGTATGAAGGACAGACTGTTCTTGAAACGAGCACAAATACCCTTTACGTTTATGATGGTGAAAAGTGGATTAACACTGTACTGCAAATTAGTATAGACCCTTCTAGAACCCTATCAGTAAATGATACATTTACTCTAAACGCTAATAGTTTTACATCGTTTGGTACACCTGAAGGCTTATGGGCCGATAATAACGGTAATAGAATTATTGTTGTAGACAATAACGAAGCTAGGCAATACGTACTATCTTCGGCCTGGGATCTATCTACCGCATCCCAAGAGACAGGCACTATTACTTGGCAGCATCCTAATGCTAGAGTACAGGGTGGGGTGTTTAGTGTTGATGGTACAAAACTTGTTATATTTGATAGAGATGAAGGCGGTGATCTATTTCAGTATGACCTCACAAGCCCGTTCGATATAAGAGATACTTCTAAGACTTATAACTCTCAAATAGGTGGAGTTGAAACAGCTGGTAACTATATTAGTAACGTGGGAAATCTCTATTGGTATGATAACGGATACAAACTGTTTATGAGTAGTAATAGATACCCAGCGTTTGAAATCGCTACAGTTACTACACCATATACTCTAGAAGGTTTTTCTTCTGGTCCTGTTAATCATGCAGATCTTACAAGTTTTTATAGCGGTGAATATGGTAGTGCTGGAGCATTTTTACAGAAAGATGGTTCAGAAGTATTCTTCTTCGGAGGCACCTTTAATGAGACAGTTATTGAGTCATATCCTATGATAACCTCATTCGATCCATCATCTCTAGCCACAGGTAGTAAGCAGACTGGTACTATACC